ATATAAATGATCGAATGACAAAGCAGTTAATTCATTATAATCTTCGACAAATGTACTCCAATTCATAATTGTCCTAGTTCCCTTAATAGCTTTGCTAATTTTAGATATTCGCGAATCGTACGTTCATCATCTAAAGCTTCTAATTCTTGTTTTATATTGTACAAATCTATAGCAAAATCAACCGGATTTTTATTTTCCACAGCATTATCGTAGATAAAATATGTCGACAATATTTTTCCTAAATCATTCATCTTTATAGTCCTCTAGTACTTCGTTAATTGACTGTCGTGCTTTATCTGTCTCTAAGTACATATAATAGATTAAATGCTCACACATAACTTTATTAAATATATTATGTAATAAATGATTATCGATAGCATATACTAAATATAATTTATCGCTTTTTGGAAAAGCTGATAATGTGATTGAATAATCACGAATTTTTCTATTAAAATCATATGTAAAAAACATAATTTGTAAATCAACGTTATTAGAGTCTCTAAAGAATGTAATTAATAATGGTGTATCTTCTATTTTTAATAAAGAATAGATTGCCGAATAATCTTTAACGACTGATTTTTGACGAACCATCGGACTATAATGTTGAATTGAATACAACCAATTAAACCAATTGATCATACTTTCGATACCTCGATAATTTCGAGTAACGTCCCATTAAAATATACTTCGATATTACTACCACGACCATTACCATATATTTGATAATTTAAGTCGTGATTGTTTTTGATATATGTATTATGATTCATAATAATAGTATCGATCGTTTTAGTTAAATCATTACAATTACATATATATTCGACTTTTAATTTATTAAATATTAACTTGTAGTTCATATTAAATTTCCTTTAGTAATGTTTCGATATACCAACGCAATTCATCGACAAATTTTTTAAACATAATTACACCTCAAATCTTTTACTAAACTCTTCAATTGACTGTTTAACATAGTTAGTAAACAAAAAACCAACAATATAATTACGATATACTAATATGTTTTGATCTAATAAATAATTTATATTATCGATACTTGAAAAATTCTTCATATAACCAGAATTATTTGCCGTTCGATACCGGAATTCTATTTCATTAATTTTCTTATTTTTACAATCAATAATGAATTTGACAACCATTTGTCTAGAATTAAATATGCTATATGTCCTTTTAGTAAGTATACGACGATCTTCTAGCGTAAAATTAATTACATATATACCATTTTTAGGACTTGCAATTTGATCGTTTCGAAAACAAAATCGGATAATGCGGTCTTGTTTTAAATTGCAAAGTATTACATTCGGATTATAACCTTTATAGTATAAATTATTAATTAATTCTTTTTGTGTTTGAAACATTTTGAACGAATCCCAATTAAATACATTATATACTCATAATAAAATAAAGCATTAAACTCATCGCTAATAACATTATGCCTTTTTATCTGAGCTCGCCACATATTAGCAATATTATTTGTCGGCAACAATATTGGATAATCTTCATAAAATTTTTGAGCAAAATTACAAATATTATAATAATCGTTATCCTTCATACAATAATTCCTGTTTTTTCTAAAAAATCCCAAATAATACCGTCATACATTTTAACTGTACCGTCATGATACTATTAATAATACGGACAGTTTCTTCGATGTTGTGTTTTAATGTATGACCCATAATATACCTCCTAGAATATTTGTAACCACTTACGTTTTTTAGAATTCATTTTTTTGCTATATTCTTTATTTTTAATACAATGAACAACATCATACATCGAAGCTATCTGTTCGAATGTTAGATCATAACGTTGTCCTATTACATTATCTGGATATATACAAATATTATATCTTTCACAAATGCAATTAATATAACCATAATAGGCTAAATAAAATGCACGAGAAAATACTTTGTTTATTTCATATGTCTTAAATTGAGATAGCTTACCTCGATTATTTACTACATACGATGTAATAAAATACGTACCACTCATATTTTTCCTACAAAAAAATCCACAATTATTTCTCTTGCTACTCAAATTATAAACACATGTCTATAACGAGACTTGTAAAACTTCACAGTTTTTACTTACTGCTTCAATGTATATGCTTTTGTAATTTAATAAAATTAAATATACTACTCACAAGTTCTTGTATACTCCACAGTCGTAAATTCCCGAATAAGCCTTCGGTACATACCTATACATTATATTTATTGTATAATTGTATAAGTTTTAGCATCTCTTAAATTAAGACTTGCATTAAAATCTCTGTCTTCAGTATAACCACATTCAGAACATATATAAGTCCTATCAGATAATTTTAAATCTTTTTTAATGTGACCACAATCATGACAAAGTTTAGAAGACGGATAAAATCTATCTACAATTCTTAATTCAATATTATATTCTTTACATTTACTAATTAATTTAGTTCTAAATTCAAAGAATTTTTGTTGTGCTACAGCTTTAGAAAGATGTTTATTTTTCATCATACCAGACACATTTAAATCTTCAATAACAATAAAAGATGGTTTGATTTTCACTATACTATTTATTGTTTTATTTAAATAATCTGTTCTGATATTTGTTAATCTTTGATAAAGCTTTTGTACTTTTAACTTTTGTTTTACAAAATTCTTTTGAGTAGACTCTCCTTTTTTAATTGAAATAATTTTACGAGATAATTTTCTTTGTTCTCGTTTTAATCTTTTTTCTAAATTTTTAATGCTATTTGTTTTATTTATATTATTATAAATAGATCCATTTGAACATATAATAAATTCTTTTAAACCTAAATCTATGCCGATACCAGGATTATTATTAATTTGCTTATTCTGTTCAGGTATATCAATTAAAGCAGATATATAATATCTTCCAGCTTTGTATGATATTGTTCCACTTCGAATAATAAAACCATCTTTAGATGTAGGAATATAACCTTTTTCTTTTAAACGAATCCAACCTAATGTAGGAATTTTAATTCTATGACGTTCACTTAGGCAATCAGTTTTATTGTCTTTAACAAAATACATTTTAACATTAGAATTGTTTTTCTTTTTAAATTTAGGAAAATTACTTTTATGTCTAAAAAAATTTAAAAAAGCAGCATATCCATCTTCTATTGATTTTTTAACAGATTTAGATGACACTTCTTTAATCCATTGTTTATCTGGATTATTTGGTATATATTCATTATTAAGCCAAACGCTAAAATTTTTTCCAGATACAAATTCTCCACTATCTTCATAAATTTTTTTATTATAAGAAATATAAAAATTATAAATATATCGGCAAGTTCCAATAGTCTTATTTATTTTTATAATTTGTTTTTTTGTTGGGTTAATTTCAGTTTTAAAGCTCTTTAACAATGTTATTATCTTCCTTTATTTGTTTTTTATATTTACGAAGACCAGATAGTTTACATGAAAAAATATTGAGTATTGAAATAATATCTTGAATAAGTTCTTCTCGTGAAGATAAATTTTCATTATTAACAACTATAATTTCTGTATTAAATTTTTCACAAAATCTATAAAACCAATCATATCCAAATCTAACAAATCTATCTTTGTTAGATATCACAATTGTTTTAATTTTTTGTTCCATAACATTAATTAATAGCTGATTCCATTTTTTTCTATTATAATTCAAACCGCTCCCAAAATCTTCAATACATTCATCAACTATCATACCTCTTGCATTGCAAAATTGTTGAAGAAAAATAACTTGATTTTTTAAATCATCTTTTTGATTTTTAACAGATACTCGAGCATATATAACTGTTTTACGAATGTCGTCTTTAATTTTAATTCCTTTAAATTGAAGATACTGATCATATGTATAATATCTTCTATTAGTTGGAGAACGATGGGCTTTTAAAATTCCATCATTATCCCATCTCTGTAAAGTTTTTACAGATACATTAAGTAATTTAGAAAAATCTTTTGGTTTATAATTATTGATTTGTGCATTATTCATATTTCTGCACCTCCTGTATATATATTACTATATATATATACTTTTGTCAATAATTTTATTTACCAAACACAGTTTTTAATTATAGATATTTTTCTAAGAAAAAGAAATAAATGTGGTATAATCTAAAATTCTTTTTACCAATTTTATTCTGCTTTTCAAATACTGTCCACTTATAATATGGAATTAATGCTGGCGGGATTGAAAGTTTGACCCATTTATTAATTTTAAAACGGAATTTGTTCTTCATTATTATAATAATCCTTCGATTCGAATTTAAATTCTTTCCAGTTCTTTTCGTCTTGTAAAAATTGGTCTAAACCAGTAATTGTCGGAACATATTTCCAACATTCAGCGCCGTCGTATTCAAATCGATAAATGATATAATCCCTTGTATAAATCGTAAGATTGTTTTTAATTTCTTGACTGCCGTATCCATTATCGTAGTTAACAGATGCAGCGTTTTTAATAAACGTATCTTTGTTCATAAATACATAATCGCTACCGTATTCAGATTCAGTACACGCAACAAATAAAATATCATCTAACGTAAGATCGAGTTCTTTAAGTTTGTCTTCTGTTTCACTTAACAGATTCATCTTTATTCCTTTCTATAATACTTAATAAATTATGTTTTTCGATTTCTTCCATAACTATATAATGAGGGGTAGGTATCGATACTAACGCTTCTAATTTAAGATTATTAATTAAGTATACGCTACTTTTTGAATATAAAATAAATAGCCAATATGTCATATATAAAGAGCTATTAAAATTATTATTAAAGGCATCGTAAAATAATTCGTGAGCATATTCATCGACTGGCGTATTTCTTAATAGTATTTTATATTTCATAATTTCTGCTCTTTAGTATATTTAATATATCAGTGTTTTTAGGATTAGCATCTTCTTCTAGTGCTCTAAAATTAGTATAATCCTGAACATCGATATTTCTAAAAATACTATATCGGAATCTGAAGTCAAAGATACTGTACATATATGCAAAATACAAACTTAATTTTTTATTATAGATGCCCGGCATCTTTTGTATATATACATATACGTCATCTCTGACTTTGTTATATTTAATAATATTAAAAGCCATTATCTTTTCCTTTTAGTTTTTTCATCGAGCAAGTGCAAAATTACATAATAACTATAATATATACAAGCACTAAACTTATATTTATCGTCTTTATATACACACTTTGCTGATAATCTAGTAATTATTTTTAGATTATATATAATATCGTATTTTACAAAGCGATCATATATGCGAGATCCTCGATCTGTTATCGACACAGCTCTTTTTTGTTTACTAATCATAATTCACCACGACGTACTTCACGCAATACGTTAATAATATCTTCTCCGACAATTTCTTCTTTGAGTTCTTCTTTAGCATCGGTTGTATCGTCATCATATTTTAATCGTACTTGTAAATATCTAAGATTGGCTATGCTATTAATAGAATAACGATAACGATTGATATGGCTTAATGATAATAAATTATAATAAGCTAAATATAATTTGTTGAGATATGTGTCGCCAGAACGTTTTTCAATGTTGCATCGAATCCTGTCGCCTTTGAAATGATACTCTACGACGACATAGTCGTTGCTATTAAAATATTCTTTTACTATTCGTTGATCGATCATTTTATTTTTCCACAAATTTTTAATAATCGTATTTTATATTTCATATAGCACTCCTTCTTTAACCATTAACACATAAATATAATAACTATAATAATAATAATGTGAATGTGGACAATCAGGTGAATCAAATATAATATCTGTATTATATAACATTAAATATGGTTCGCTGCGTGGTTCTATTTCGTCATGATAGCACATATCTTCTGTAAAAATATGTAAAATTTTTTCTACTTTTTTATTTATCATAATTATATCTTAGTTATTAACATTAACTTATATACGTAATACCAGTATATATATTTATACTTGCCTCGGCTATGTAACATAAACGATGGAACAGATGACAATTCAAAATATAAATTAAAATATTCAATTTTATGTCTATTCTGACATACAATGTCAACAAATTTATTTAATTCTTTTATCATTTTATCAGTCATATTTGTCAACCAAATTTAAATTAATCCAATACAAATATATATAATGTAACTTATAATATTCGCTATTTTTCATATAAAAATTATATATTCCTGGAATATTAATAGTAGGATCTAAATATATATAGGTAGAATTACCTCTCATTTTAGCTCTATTAAATCCTATAAGCTTATATTGTAATAAACTATTACTCATAATACTGTTAAACATAGATAATACCAATAATATACGTTGGCACTATATGACACTCCTTCTTTATTTCTATAGACTTTATATGAAAATATAAGTTTTGAATTCGTTAAATTATATAATGATCCATAGTTAACATTTCTAACATTAAAACGTCTTTGAGCTTGAGTCGACATATATTCGATAAGTTTGTCTAAATGTTTACTATTCATTAATATATTCTTTCTATTTCAGAACATAATGTTAGATATAGATAATATCCATAGTAATCATTATATTTTTGATCTTTATTAGTCAAAGTATATACACGAAATAATTTTTTAGTATTTTCTTCCATTAAAAGACGCTCAAGATCTTCATTAAATATATCGATGCTAATCCTCATTTGTAGCGGAAGAAATACTTTATCTAATAATTTATTAGTTACCATATTATTCTCCTAATAAATCAGGTATTTCTTCTTTTAATAAATCTGGTACTATAGTTAAATATATATAATAATGATAATACATATTACTACTATATTTATTTCCTGTGTCAGAAAATACTATAAATTGCTTAGTTACATCTTTGACGTCGAAGTTGGATTCGATAAAATACTTACGATATTTCTTTTGGTTATATATACAAAATACTTTATTTAATATAGTTGCTAATAGCTTTTTATTCTTATCAAAAGTATCCATTTTGCAAAGCCCATGTATTAATATTATCTAATGCCATTTCTTCGCGTTCCGCACAAGATTGCATCCAACTTAAAATTTTATTTTGTTGAAATGGTTGCAATTCTTCTAAAGCTTTTCCGCCATAATATTTATTTAAAAATGTATTAAGCATTTTTTCATTAAGACCATTTTCTATTAAATATATTTCTTCGATAATAATCGCTTCTTTTTCAGTCATATTATTTCCCTTATCAGTCGTCGACCATTATATCGACTAATGCTTTAATAATATTCCCAGCTGTATCGTTATCATAACTAATAGTATTATCTTTAATACTAAACCTACATTCATAGAATACTCGTTGATATTCACTATATTTTTTTCCTAATACTTTTAATAAACTACAAGTAAACGATACGTTAACAACGTTATATCCATTAAGATCATCAGGAATATTGCCGACACGATCGATAGTAGCACCGTTTAAATAAATACTTCTACTAAATCTTAGTCGCTCAAGCATATTTAAGATGGCATCTTTTTTATTTAATTGTATATACAGCATGTCGTAACCTTTCATTATACCATAAAATACTTTTTTTGACAAAAAATTCTACTATTATTATTAAAATGCATAAATTCTTAAAAGCGGATATATGTTCGCTTTTATAGCTTATTGATAAAGATTAACGATAAATAATAATAGTAATAACATAAACCATCAGTATACATATATGTATGATATTCTTCTTCGAAATTTTCACACGTTAAATATTGAACAAGTTCATCAGGCTTATAATTATCAAATTTAAAAACGGCGTCAGATAATTTTTCATTTGTTATTTCAATCATGATACTACTTCTTTAATAATAATCGTACCGTAGTCAAAATCGTCTAAATCTTTAATATATCCGATTAATGCATCTCCTTTATAACGAACGTTACATACTTTAAGACCTTTATTTTGTCTAATAAAGTCATTGATAGCATCTTGTAAGTTTTCTAATTCGACGATGCGATCAAATCCTTTAAATTTAGAAAATGTTATTTTATGCTTCATTATAATACTCCGTACATTGTTAACCATATATAAAAATAATAATACTTATAATCGCCGGCATAATAAAATATATTATCGCCTATAGTTATCATAAGATTATTATGTATATAATAATGACTTATAATTTTTCTAGGATAACAATAACCGCACGACATATTATCTTGAATATCTTCTAAGATCTTAATTAAATTTGATTCCATATATCATCCTTTAATAGTATTTACTATATATAGTATTACAATGAAATATACATATACAACTATTAATTGAACAAACCATGGCATATAATCTTTAATACTTCCACCAGCTTTATATATATTATCTATATACACATATATAGCAATACTATATATTATAGTTAAAATACCTATAAAATCTAATATATTAATAATTGTATCCATATATATACTCCTTTATAATTCGATCATTATATACAAATAATATTTATATAAAAGTACATTCGTTCCATAACGATATATATCGACATTAAGATTTAAATGTATTAAATATATATCGAAATCACTATACCATTCTATATGGTGTATATACTTTTCTATTTCGTGATACAATTCTTGATTCATATTTATATCCTAAACACACATAGATATATATAATAGTAATAATAATTTCGATCGACAAATAAAAAATCATCTTCATCGCCTCTATTAAATACTATATTATATTTAGCACTATACTTATTGATAATACTATTAGAATAATATTCTTCGATCATATTACGTTGTATATTATTTAGAATACTTTCGAGTTTAATATTCATGTTTTAACATCATTAATTCGTACATAAAATCAAGTTCTTCTCGTTTAGCGATATTTTTAAAAATAATCTTGTCGATTTCGAAATCGATTGCAGATTTTTTTGTTAAATACATAGAGTCATATGAAGCATAAGTTTCTAAAGCTATATGTTTACCGAAACATTGAGCTAATTTACCGTCCGATCCTGGTACTTCGACCGGATAAAAATCTAAGCCGCAGATCCCGTATTCATCGCTTCGCCATAAATAACTATCGTCATCGAATGGAAGTTCATCTTTAATTTTATTGTACATATATTTTTCTTTAGAATATTCGAATTTCATTTTAACTTTCTCCGTTTTAATTTTTGTTTTTTATTAAAATTCTTATCGAATTTTTTAACGAATTTCTTCCAGTCTTTTTGTGACGTCTTATTCAATTCGTTAAACATAATTTTCCAGAAGTCTTCAGTATTAATCATATTAATAATACCCGTCTTGAATAAAATAACTGCGACAATCTTCATAAGAATCATAAGAGATATATAACTTGTCAGGGCTTACGTTTTCTAGGATTTCTCCGTCTTCTAATTCAATTTTAATCTTATAGATATGAGACCATTTACGGTCAAGATACCATTCATAGTCTAAGATTCTACAATTACGACCATCGATATAATGATAATTAAAATCTTTAAATTCAAAATCGTCTAAATCTTCATGATCTTCGAAGTTATACATTTTGTCGCCAAGACAATATTCGTCTTGAATCAAGCGGGCAAAATTATTTTGATATTTTAAAATTAATTGTTCATTCATTTTATTCTCCTATAAAATAATTTCTATAGAATAATTGTTTATATTCGTTATAGAATAACGGAGCATACATCAAATCATATTCTTCATACGTATTAATGACTATTTGATTTTCAATATCTTCATCAATGAATATATTTACAGTTACATATTTATTTTGATTTTCATTTAAATAAGAGATGCTAATTCCATTTTCTTCTATATCGCCAAAACAAGATTCCCATATACCGAATTCTTTAAGATCATAAGATTTATCTTTGTTCTTCTTTATTGTGTTAACGAATTCAGTAGCAAATTCTTTTGTTTTAAATTTTATATACATTTTTTACTCCTTTAAAAAATAAGCGTCGAACATTACTTTTTGGAAAGCGTCGATAAAATAAAAGGCATCGGTACTGTCTTCGACATATTTATTTTTAACGATAGATGTAGCATTTATTCTTTCATTTTTCTTTTCTAAGACTAATGTTAACTCTTCGTTATGTTGATTGCTATACTTCAACGTAATATTGTTTTCATGCGTGAAATAGCTAAACGGCACCCATAATTTACCTTCGCAACAAACTTCATAGTCATGATATTTTTTAATCACGTCAAAAAATGTATTAGCAAATAAATCTGTTTTAAATTCTAAATAAGTTGTAGTTTGATTCATATTAATATCCTGATATATTATCAATATAACTATATATCGATTTTTTAATTTCTTCAGATTCTAATAATTGAATGAGATATAATTCATTTCTAATATTATCTAGATCGATATGTAAAAAGCTATTACTGCGATCGATTTCGATAAAAATATCGTTAATAATTCTAATATGATTCGTTTCTTTATTTAATATAAATAGACGAATATATCCAGTTACGGCATTTCCACTATCATACATTTCGTATTTTGTATAATGATCATCGATAAAAATTTTATACATAGAATCTTTATATATTAATTTAATATCGTCATCTATATATAAAGATCCTTTTAATTTTGTAGACATAATATCTCCTTTTTAATAGCAATCTATTAAACTTAAATATATATAGTAATTATAATATAGCCTAGCGGAATATTCGCCGCCGCCTTTATTTACAAATACTATATGTTCTCTTATATAATTTATTAGTTCTTTACTCTTTAAATTATTAATAAGATTATATCTATCATTATTATCATATATATTAGATGCTTTAACAGTAATAATAAATGGTACATCACTATTCATATAAACACCCTAAATACAATAAATAACTATAATATATCATACCGTTAATCTTTTCGCCATTACTTTCACGTATAGTAAAACTCATAAGAGTAATAATACTAAACTTAAGATTTTCTTGAGGTTTATACTTTGGGTATTTCATTTTTATTACCCATACTTCGTCGATAATTCTATTAATTAAATAACTATAATAATCTTTCCTCATTCGCTACGCTCATTTATTCCGCTACTATTAAATATATATAATAACTCAAATATATCTCGGCGCTATATTTATAACTGCTTTCGCTATGCCATACGATTATATCGTCGAGGCCATATTTTTCGACTATGTCATAATCATAATATAATTTTCTTGGATTAATATATTGTATCCATTCATGATGATCATATATTTGATCGACTAAATATTGATTCACTCGTTACACTCGTTTCGCTCATCTATTCCTAAATATATATAATAATGATAATATACGCGGGCACTAAATTTAATTCTTCTATTTTTATATATAATATAATCACCTAATATATAATTTTTTTTAACGTTAATATCTAAACGATACTGCCCGTAATTTGTTCGATTATAATTAAATACAGTTTCTTTAATTATATGTTTAATTAATGATTCGTTCATTCGCTACGCTCATTTCGTTTCGCTCATTCACTTAAATACAATAAATAATCATAATATATAAAAGCATCGATCTTCATGTCGTTATCTTCATATACGATAGTATCATGAAGAGTCATGGCTAGCACATTAATATTTCTGTATAATTTATACCCAGAAGTCGATTGTTTGATAAGCCAAGCTGTATCCATAATTTTCTCTAAAAATAAACTTTTCATACTATTCCTTATATAAAATACTAATTCCTATACAACAAAAAAGGACTACGGGAGATTTCGGTGCGGAGCACGTACTTAATGACATTAGTCTTATATATATTAAAAAACCATATACGGCTAACACCTATATACTGATAAATAATATATACATATTAAATATTAAATACGGCTATCAGTCGATTGTATATAAAATACCATATACAAAATCGCTGCCTCTTTCCATTTAATAGTTTCTCTTAATTATACAACTAATAACATTATATAATACTATAATATATATATAATACAAAATACTATAACTATTAATACTACAATAGATTATATATAACCATTAAATACATTAAATATAAATACTAATAAAGCTATTAATAACATATATAATAACAATATGTATATAATACATTAATACAACTGTACGCGTATATATGGCTAAGTATATTATACTAAATATATATAATATGAAAATGAACTATATATAATAATTAAATATAGCTATTAAGTGCTGATATAACTGTTATGACAGATTAATGTTATATATAGCAATATACTGCATATGACTAAATACATCTAATATGAAAATAGGCTGTTTTTAATAACATATACAGAGTGTTTCTACCTTAGAATCATAAACTTGAAAGTTGTGAAAAACATTAGTTTTTGACTATTTAAAGCGGATTTTAAAGTGTTATGGACTCCCCCCATCCCCCGAGGGAGCTACCTATACAGGTAATCAAAATATATAGGTAGAATGTATATAGTCTAAACCAACACGCAAATAAATAAAGCTATAACTTTACCTATATATATAGTAATAAATAAGCTGCTGTTGGCGCTCGTGAGGAGACGGCGGACTATTTAAAAAAATAATCCTTTATTATTATATATATAGTATATATAAGAGATAAATAAGAACTGTTAAGGGAGCAATTTTTATATCGATCGTTCCTAACCCTAAATAATTTCCTATACAACAAATTATTAAAAACCCGCGTCACTAGTACGCTTACGACGTTTCATTTAAACTTTTCGGAGTAAGCTATGGTAGGCGAACGCTTTTGAAAAAAGCTCGTATTCATAAATATACACATTCTGTATATTATGTTTTATTGTTTCCTATATATACCAAAACCAATACCAAAATTAAAAAAAGCCAGATATTATCTGACTTTAATTTTTTGATATTTTTTTACTTAAAAATACCTCTGTCTTAGATTATGCATTAATAATGTATATTTAATTATTTTTACAAAATTAATTAACTTATATACTAATATGAGTAATATACCGGTGTAACTACGTTACACCGCTCCTGAAATTTACACACATAAAACAGCCTAGGTTATAAAAATCTAAGGCTGTTTTTTTATTGCTTATTATATATATAATAGAATTAAATAAAAAATATTTTTTTATTTTTTGATAACTACATACTTAAACAGAGTAATATACCGGTGAACGCAGTTCACCGCTCCAGATGAATATGCGTATTGAACATTAAAAAAATAATTATATAAAAATGGCCCTTCGGGGTCTTTTTTATTTTCTGAAATTATTTTTAATATTTTAAATAACTCTTAGTCAAACATGAGTAATATACCGGTGAAACGAAGTTTCACCGCTTCTGCTGAAACAATATATAACGGCCTCGAGATAAAACTCGGGGTCTTTTTGTTTGTTCGCTATGTGTAACATAGCGAGAATACTAACAAAATGTTGTCCCATTTTAAAAATGCTACAAACTCTTACTAACGTAATCTGCTGTGAAGATAAACAACTCGCAGAGGATCGTACACGACGAATCATTAACGTTATTATATTAAAAATCTAATAACTATTATTGGGGCCCGTTCCCAATTTCGTCTAATATCCATTCTTAACAGTAATGGCTCTTCGTTATTATTATATATAATACTATATATATAAAATAACTCGACTAAAATAAACGCAAGGGACTTTTAAATACCTTAGCTAGTAAATGAAATACTAAGATAACGGCGGATCCCAAACAAAAACCACCTACTTATTAGACGCTTACTAACTTCTAATACTTTGGTATAATTCGTATTAAATATTATATACATACGCTTATATACATAAGCTATATATAATACTAATACGAACCCTTACGGGCTTCGTTACGATATATAAAAATTGATTGCGTGCCACACTCCACAAGCTTCGTTCGCACACATCGGTATATATTTTCTTGATATATACTGATAGACACACAAACGCATTAGATATATTGTTACGAATTCTAAAGAACGATGTTTCTCTTCGCAGGCTCATCGATAACACTATTCTTAATAACGAATTCTGCATTCAGTTCGCTAACGCTCACAACAAACCAATACGATCTCTACCATACTATACTATCGTATTGGCTAAGAATTTTAATAGCTAAATAGTTCGCGGCGCTCCCGCTTCGCTTACATTAACAGCTCTCATCTTTTAGTATAAAAAATACTTTTATAAAGTTTATTAATTAAATACAAATTAATAAACATTTAAAGGTGTAAAGGTTAAAACCTATATTGACTAGTTAAAAACATCGTCAAATAATATGCTAAAAACATATCTCTCTTTTAATAAAATACCGACGGCAGAAAATATAACTATATTATTAACATAATATATTCCAAGTCACTCACTTCGTTCGTTCCTAATATATATATGATATAGATATCCCCGGGCGGAAAATTCTTAAAATGCCTCGGCCACAGTCCTCGGATTTTTCTACCGGAATTTTCCTTCTTACTGTAAATAAGGATCTACACCATATTTACTATATACTACTATAGTATAATATAATATACTATATCACGATATACTAAATACTCATCAATCCTTATTAGCCTATCTAGCTCCTATAAGACTATATATATACTCGCTCACTTCGTTCGCTGCGTTCACTGACAAATATATTATATGCTCGCTCCCTGCGGTCGCTCGCCCTATATATAATATATAAACATATACTCTTATGATCGTCGCTTACGCTAGGACACTACAACTCACTCGTCGCTAACGCTCCTCGTTCATCGGGAAATACACTATATATAATTCACTACGTTCATAATGCTCCGCTCGCTTACGCTCGCTTCGCAACAACATATATATAAAATAACCAATTACTCTCTTAAGAAGAGAGATAACAGAGAATCTATACATATACATATATAATAAACATAACTACTCTCTTTACAAGAGAGATAGCAGAGAACTACTACTAATAAATAATAAACATAATTACTTTCTTAAGAAGAAAGTAAACAAAGAATATTAATGGCTCGCTTCGCTCGCCTTACAATACAAACAATAAACAAAACTACTCTCTTAGAAGAGAGATAGCAGAGAACTTAATAAACGCCCTCCGCTCGCTTCGCTCGCTCTCGGGCTTACTATATAAATAATAATATATTCTTCGCTCGCTGGCGCTCGCTCCTTAACAATTCTTGGCGATCGGAAACGTAATCGTTCCGATAAAAAAAAGCAGTCACTAAAAAAAATTAGCCCCTGCCAAAAGTGTCCAAAAAAAATGGACTTTCGCTAAAGCTGACACCCGAATTACGCCATATGTACCCAGGCAGTATGCTTTTCGCGAATTATAAAAAAAATATACATTTAGCTAATGCTATAGACATAACACTACCTAAATGTATATTTTCAAGATAAGAAAAAATAAAGGTTTAGCCTAGAAGAGCAAACCCTGCCCCTCTAGACTAAACCTTATTCTGATGTCTGCATTTTAGATTATAAGCGTCAGACATCGCCCGCTTATAAATCTTAGATGTTCATATCTTATTAGCCCGACCAAGAACATCTTTTAAGGGTCGGAATAAGGTTGTCGTCCCACTCGCTCTCGACAACTAGAGCTATATGCTATTAATATTTAATGACGATAATAGCAAGCGTCGGTAGAGTTATTAAGCTTCAGCACCAGCAGTATTTTCTACTGTAGGAGCTTCATCTTTGATAATTTCGATGCCTTCAGTATCATTACCAGTAGAGCCGAAGGATTTCTTCAAGCTACGAAGTTCGTCGCTAACAGAAGCTTCTTTCCAAGCTTCTTTACCTTCATTGATAATAACACTAGTCGCACCCATAGCCAATTCGGATACTTTCTTCAAACCTCCGAATAGACCTTTAGCACCTAGGCCTACGGCACCGATGCCCGCATCTTTAATAGTATTAGTCTGACGACCAACAAATTTTGTGGCTGTTTTGGTCCAGCCTGAAACCATTGTATTGCGTTTAACGCGACTGAATGCGTCAGTGATATCTTTAAGATGTTCATCACTGACTTCGACTTTAATGCCTCCGTCGATTTCTTCAACAGAGCCTTGATATTCTACCTGAATTTTTTCGCTCATGTAAGCGATAACTTCAGGATTTGCGTGTTTAAGATTAAAAGTTGCCATTGTGGGCCTCCTCTTTATTAATAAAAATAAAGGGGGCTAATGCCCCCAATGTTAGATAAGGTCTTCTGCAGACACTTCTTCAGCCTTAATCTCACGAATGAGATTTAATGTGCTGTTAATGCACGCCATGCGATGTTTTGCATTTGGAGTATTCTTTGGTCTAAGAGCTTTAAGCTCACCATTAACCTCTACGATTTCATAAGCGTAAGAGGATTGTACGCCAAAGGCAAGTTTCACGCCATTGTCGGCAATACCACGGTCAAATTTGACAACATCGCCTGCTTGAAGTTCTACGCCTTCTGGAACTTCCAAAGCATAGGAATGTTCTTGAGACAAGCGACTGATGCGGAGACGAACGCCTTGTTGTTGAGCATCTTTTAATGCCATAGCCAAACGTTTGAATGCTTCACGGTCTTCTGAACCATCAGCTTCTTTCATAACTGCATCTGCTACTTTAGCTGGAGTAAGACCAGCTTTTAAATTCTTCATGATGCTGTATGCACGAATTGCTACTGCATCAGAAGTAATAATTTCGCCAGTGAACTGTTTATATCCTACGGATTTATCAGCATATAGCTCTACGATTTGAGCTAGAGCATCACAGCCCATGCCAACATAAGATGTACCTTTAACTACCATCTTTGCTGGTTTAGTATCACGTACACCGTTGATACCAGCTACGACAGCTGACATCATATAAGCGAAGCCGTTAGCGTTAGAGCCGAATAAATGAGTAGTAACAGTTGCAAAAGCTTTTTGAGTTTTAGACATGATAATGTCCTCCTTTGATTAAAAGTATCCCGATTACACGACACGGGATGAAAATAAAATCTCCTCTTGCACACACTTGCAAGAGATATCAACATTAGATAGGTCAATGCTTATCTAATGCTCATATCTCCCGCAGTCTTCACCGCGGAAGAAGAGGAGAAAAAGTATGAAAGGGACCTCCACACAGAAGGCCCCATGAAAGATTTCGGGGCGGAGCCCTCTCAATCTCATAAGGTATATAAAACCTTATATCAACTACCGTAGATGCACATTAGGTTGTTGTGTATCTTTATAAAGGGAGGTATTATGAGTACATAGCACCTACGGTAGCTTATATAAAGCTTTATATGAAAATAAAATATGACCCTAGCTATTAATAGAGGGTCACAGGAGATTTCGCCCCGGAGGGGAAACTTCAGAAGTTAACCCTCCAGCGAAATCTTACAAAGCTTTATCGCTTATTCAAGCGATGTTGCAATACTGCCATTTTGACAGCACTGCCTACAGTCCAGCCCACTAAGAACCAGAACACGCGGAATGTTACAGGGTATTCCGCATAAAAATTATTTAACCATTGAATAAAATTACGTTGTAACATGATGTACCTCCATTAATAATTAATCAATATTAATAATGTAGCCGTAAAACTAACTACAAAACCTAGTTGGAATGCCAGCATCTTATAGACACTGGCTTGATTTTCTCTAGCCTTATTAAGGCCTGTTATAGCTTCGTTTAACATGAGTGTCTCCTCCTTATTAGTCAGCCATACCGCAAGAGCGATACGCTACTAATGTTCTGGATACAAATTCGTATCCTTGATGCTCACGAAGAATACTAAAAATTCCGTCAACGGATTGAACGGATAAAAATTCTCCAGATTGGGATTTTAATGTGTAATTATACAAAGCTTCTACGAACATGATTTTCTCCTCCTAACGTAGAATGAAAGAATATGAGGACAAATTGCCTCGTGAATAATTTCGGCACGGAGTGCCAGAGAACTTCAACAAGAGTACTATGCCGTAAATGTCGACATAGTATCCCGTAGAAGATTTAGCCCAGGCGGGGGCGTCTTTATTCGCTCACAAGCATCTTAATTGTCGCAGAAGACAACTTCTTATAAGAATGCTCTGTGCACAGATACATCGGCCGACGTTCATAAGACACACAATCTTCGTCGTCGTCGCCACTAATATCTGCCCAGGCAGTAATCTTAACAACGAACTCACCGTCTAATGTACCTTCATTTACCGAAACAATATCGTCACGGTAATATTTTTCCTCGATGTATTCCAAAGCTTTTTCCCAACTGGGTACATCGATAATTTTGTCGGGGAATATCTCCCCGAAGAATATAAATCTCATATATCCTCCTACCGACAATAATGGCGAATATTTTCGCCTTCGTATATAAAACTAAATACATCGTTATCAAAATCGCCATAACGTTTATATTTCTTAGCTACGGCAATTAATTCCTCTAAAGAAGAGCTTAAATAACATCGCTCTTCTTTAAAAGGAAAATCTTCTTTTACGTGGTAGAAGTATAAACGTTCTCCTACCGCAAAAGGCTTTTTATTAACCCAGCATAATTTAGGACGCCAAGCTTCCTTTTTATTAGCTGGTATAACTATACGCCACACGAAGGCATCGTTCCTACCTCCGTGTGACAATTCAATATTTTTAAGAGGCATAATTATATACCTCTCATAACTTTTTCGAGAACTTCTAATACGTCCTCTACTTCTAACCAGCCTAATACGTCGTCTGTAATGCATGTGTCATAAACACACTTATCATTACGTAACATAGCTAGTTCGAATAAGCCTTGATTTCCGCCATATGTCATGGAGCTACGAATAACGGAGACCTCCATGTCAGCATGACCTGGAACAGAAAATCTGTAGCATTCGGTCTCTGGGGCGAATACCCCTGCCTCTCTAATAAAGAAATCTTTAAAGAGAGGATGACGTACAAAGTCTTTTACGACTTCTTCGTCTTTAGAAATGTTAGCAGATAATTTTACTGCCATAGAATTTTTAATTGTTGCAGGCATAGTCGCCTTAATAGTTTTCATAGTTTTTTCTCCTCCTATGAATAAAATAAAGTACAGAGGGATAAAATACCTTCATAAATAATTTCGCCCCGGCGGGGCAGAGTACACACTAGTAAACTACTACCGCCGGATCGTATAATACACAAGAAAGAATATATTCCGCAGTAAAGACCCGAAGGGACACTGCCGAAATTAAGACAAAGGTGACAGGTGAGTATTCGACGACCAGAGACGCAGCAACGCGGGCCACATCCCAATGTTGCAAGCGTCGGAAGTCGAATACGGTGCCGCCCTCTCTTATTAGTATTATATATATTATCCAACATAATACTAATAAATATATATAAGGGCGGACACCTGTCACCGAACAATATAAATAAAAAAATAAAGCTTTAGCCATAGATATA